TATCTGAAACTTTCATGTTTGTGGTACTTACTGTAGTTGTTGTACCATTAACAGTAAAGTCTCCTGTTACAACTAAATTTTGTGAAGCAGTTACATTACCAGAGGAGTCAATTGCAATGGCATCTGTATCAGAAGTATGTCCTATATTTGCACCATTGATAACAATATTATCAACTGTGAGTGCAGTTAGAGTACCCAGAGAGGTTATATTTGTTTGTGCGGCAGTTGTTAGAGTAACATCAGCAACATAGGTCTTGATACGAGAAACTTCAGTCTTTCTATTCGTACCCCCTGCTCCATTGTCAACAACCAATAAATCTCCATCTGCTAAAGCTTCACCAATATCTGTT